GGAAGATATTTTCAGCACGTTCATACTTTTTGGCACGCGGAATTAGGTCGTTGCTTAATTGGTGACGAAGCTTTTTTTAGAAAACGACGGCGCCGTTTTCTCACTGAACCACCTTTGATGATTTTTGGTTCTTGCTTAATCTCTTCATCTAGCTTAGTGATTTTCTCCGCCAGTTCTTGTTCCATTACTTCCATGCCTTCAGCGGAAGTAACCAGCTCCGGTGCCATTTCTTGCACCACTTGCTTTTCTACTAGTTCCTCATAAAGCTTACTTGTCTTTTATCTTAACTTAGCGTGATACTTTTCAACTGCCCGTCGCTAAGTAAATGAATATTTATTGGCATCAGCTTCTACCTTGGTCCCATCGATAAAAACTGCATCGTTTTGAATTAGTCCGTGATCTTTCAAAGCCATGTTTAATTAGCTTACTAGCGTGCTGACTGCGGCGAAAGTTATTGATGGTATGGTAGCTATAAGTATAATCATGGGCCAACCAACGCATTGGCAGGTTCTCACCCAATATCATTTCAATTTTTCTTCCAGAATAAGTTTGACGTGAGTAGGCAAACAAGAGAATCTTAAGCATAATTGCTGGATGTGATGAAGGGCGGCCGGTAGCCGCTCCTGAATCTTCTAATAGCACATTTTGTGGAATCGAGTCGACAAAATCACTAATTAGCCGCGCAATATGATTTTGTGGTAAATCATAGTTATAGTTTAATACGAATTCGGTTTGTCCTATGGTATAATTTTGATACATGGAAATCGCTACCTTTGGTTGTTTTATGGTAATTACATCATATCAGGAACGATTTCCTGTGTACATAAAAATCCGTACAATGAATTCTACAAAGATTCATTGTACGGATTTTTATTTTCAACTAGGAGTTTTTTCCCAGCCTCTATAACTACTTAAATCACCTCGACCTGTTAACGTTGCTTCGGCAGATACAGTTATCTGATCACCAATATTAGGTTGTTGTGTTAAGGGAATAATCACAAACCGCCAACCTCGAGCACCAATATTTGAAGTGTCATCAATTACAATATCTCGGTCTGTCCCAGTAACCAAGTTTCTTCCACCAACTTGAATACTATTCACAGTATCCCCAAGACGATCCACATCATTCTTAACTTCAGTAACCTTAGTTACAACCTGTTCAATACCATCAGACGTAAACTTCTCACTGGCCGTCTTAACCTCATTAACTCGTTTGTTTAATTTATCATCAAATGAAGTACTGAGTTCATTAACGTGAATATTAATTTGATCGCTTGAAACGTTAATGGCTGCGTCTTTTGCAGACTTAATCTCTGCAGACGTGTCACCTTGTGACGGCGACCAATCTGTTGATTGATTACCTTGTTCAAGCTTCAACTTACTAAATTTAAGATAGCTACCACTCTTTAGATCAAATGCTCGGTTAAGACTAGACACATCAAACAATCTAACTTTATTATCTGATTTTCCGGGCCACTTATATGTAGACACTATCTTGTAACTATGAGTGCCCAATTGAATTATTTTGGTCGGTTGCCAGTCGTGTTCAACACTTGTGAACCATGTTATCTGCGCGGCGTTTAAGTCTTTAATATTCGCATCCGTTTCAATCCACATGGTCTGAGTGTATTCTTGATTAGGCGTTAATGTCTTCCAAAACGTCGTTGGATCTTGTGGTAGAATTTCATCACCTTCACCTGTCGTTGGCAATGATGAGAAGGCATATCCATCTTTCCAGGTCGTATTGGGAATACCGTACCCCATGGTGTATTCTTTGCCGGTATCTTCAACTAAATTAACTCCTCCAACCTGAATCCCGTCAACTGCACTCTTAATATCCCTTGTTACATCAACAGAATTAGCCTTAATGGCTACTTCTTTAGAATTCTGTTCGATCTTAGTATTCTGTTTTAATATTTGTTGATTTAAGTCATCTGGGTTTGGTTCATATGCCCCATCATCAATAGAAGATAATCTTGCAGAGAAATTAGTGAAGTACAAATCACCATTACGTATTAAATGAGCTTTTACTGTCATGTATTGGGCATCATTACGATCAATGCCTAAACGATACAGTCCACGGTGAACTTTATGATCGTCTAGTAAATTCTTACTTAACCCTAATTCACTTAATGTAACGAATCTAAAATCTACACGTTTCTTAGCATCGTTATAGAGTTCTAAAAACAAAACAGATTCATTGTCTAAAGTTGCTTTGTCGCCAGACTTAATATCAACGGCAACAGTCACTTTACCCTGTTTGACGTTGAAGTAGTTACTCGTTAATCCTTGAGGATTATCAGTAGTTAATCCCGATTGTGTTAATTCAACCCAACATAGCCCATTCTCGTCTTGACGTACATTAGCTTTTGTGGACACATTTTGCCATTGTGCAAAGTCTTCATCTTTATTCTGAAATGAACTATTCCTAATAAGGTTCAATGTACTATCACTTATTTGACCAACGGCTTTATTCGTATAAGTCTCATACTCAGACTTCATATGGTCCGCAGTTCGCTCTAGATCGCCACGAAGTTTTGTAATATCACCATTGGTATCTTTTAAGGATTCTGATACTTGTTTAACCCCTTCAGCGGTCTGCGTTACTTCTGTACGTAACTTTTCTTGGGTATCACCTTGTTGGCGTTGCTTTTCGGTTAGAGCTTGAATCTTATCGTTATAGACATTGAATTGCGCCTCAGACTTTTCTACATAGTCACCAACATCTTCTTGATTAGGTTCCCATGGAGTTGATGTCTTCCCAATTTCTAGCTGATAACCACAAACGAATATAGGATTATTGCTGTTAGATATAACATGAGGGTATATCGTACAATCCTCACTTGGGGTAAAGGTCAAATCATATCTCTTGAAATCAGAGGTGATGTCATCAATTTCTTTACGCCATACATCAATCTTGGTGTCAAGACTAGTATCAAGGTTATCCTTGGCAAGGATGATTTGTGGTTTATTACTATCGTCTAAGTTGTCCATCTTTGCGAAAAGACTAAAAGTATATGTTGTTCCGGCCTTTACGTCATAAGCTTGTTGGATACCCTCAATTGGACTATTTTGCTTAGCTACTAAGAACCCTTTCCAAGGATCGCTACATATTTCAACATGTTCTCGTTGCTGCCAGTTATTAGTAGTGAATCTTCTTGTACCTAGTAAAATGTTCGTTTTATTAGTCAACGCCTCAGCGATTTCACCACCGAGCTCATCTTTCTTAACGCTGATTTCTACGCCTTTGGCAGTTTCTTTTAACTGTGTATCAAGTTTAGAAACGGTATTGGTTACTGTATCTAAATCTTGACGACTTGCCTTTCCAAGCAACTCATCTTTGGTCTGTTGGACGCTGGTTTCAGCTCTGTCGATCTGTTCCTTTAACGGGTCCAAATCTGTTTGCCAAACTTTATGTTCAAATTTCCCATTAATATTAGTTAGCTCGTCATGAATTCTCCCATTATCTAGTTGGGCATTTTGCAAATCTGTACGAACCTTAGTTAAATCAGATTTTGTATCAATCAATTCTTGATTCATGCGATCTGCTTCTTTTTGAAGCTGTTCATGCATATTTTGAATTGATGTATCAAGATCACTAAAGGTCTTGGTGATTTGCTCGTCTAATTTAGTTGTCTTATCATCAAGAGCTGCCGCATCTGCCTTAGCCTTATCAATGGCCTCTTGCATTTCTTTCATTGCTTGAAGATAAGCTTGTTTTCGTTCTTCCGTTAATTGAGCTTCTTCGTTTTGCCACTCAATCCATTGTTGACTGATTTCTTGTTGATTTTTTACAGCATCAGCAACATCTTGAACTAATTGGTCATAGCCTTCTGGTTTTGGCACCTTGCTTGGATCAACATTGCCTCCACCATTCCAAAGTTCGTTGATGGCTTCGACAAGTGTTTCCTTTGAATCAGTCTTTAATTGTGCCAAATCACCAACAGAGCGAACTGTCGCATAATGGTATTCTCCGTTTTCTAAATACTTAATCGTTTTCTCCATCAACGATTCCCCTTTATAAAATCTATAAATTCTTGAAAAAATAAAGCCCTTATTACGGACTTTAGAATCCATTCATGACCGTATAAATGGATTGTTATAATCTGCTTAGTTGAAAGATGAATGGGGAGTCGAACCCCATCCAGCTAATTGCTATTCGATGTATTTGTAAATAGCTTGGTCGTTATTTTCATCAGCTAACAAGTCAAATTCCAATGAAAGGGAAGTTACTTGTTCTGAATTTTGGTTGAATGTTACATTTGCAGCAGGCTTTACATTAGTAAAGTGAATTTGTGCAAACTTATCTTCACCGTCTTGGGAACGAATTACAGCATCGGCGTAAATTTCGTAGTTAGTTGCAAACTTAAGTGCATTGATAGTGTAAGAAGATATACCGTCTTGCTTTACAACGTAGTACACTGCGTAAGTAGCACCGACAACGGCTTCATCAGAAAGTTGAATTCCGTTTCCACCCTTAGTCATCTTGAAGTACAAGCCATTTAAGTTAGCCCCACTAGCATTTTCTTGTGCCTTTTGGATTGCCTCTCTAGTTGCCTTAACAGCAACGCCGGCTACGTGAGTACCTGATGCAGCAGTAGTAATAACTACTTCAGCAGATTGCACTGATTGTCCCGCTTCATTCTTAGCCACAACTGTGTACGTGTATTTTGTTTCAGGAGTTAAGTTTGAGTCGTTGAATGAAGTACCAGCAGGGTATCCAATAGCAACTCCATTCCGATAAACAACATAATTAGTTGCATTATCTGTAGAGCTCCAAGTAATTGTTGCAGTCGTATCCTTAGCAGAAACAGCAACATCAGTTACCATGTGTGGAACTGAACCAGCGTCTCCAGAAACCAACATAGGAATTTCAGTAATATGTTCACGCTTATCCTTGTCGTCTACACGGAACACAGATACAGAACCTTCAACTGGCTTTACGCCTAAATCAATTAAGCGATCTCCTTGTAATTGGAATACTTTTCGCTTAAAGATAGTGTTTGTCCCCTTATGTAAGTCATCATCACCGGCCATCATTGCTAAGAGCCGAAGATCAAACATTTCAGTTTGAATGGTTAACTTACCAGTCCGTGCAGAGTCCCATGCAATTGCTTGCGTACCCTTCTTCTTGGCATATACGCGGTTAGATTGCCATTGAGTATTTGTTTGGTTTGCGTAATTAATGTATAAAACGGGAGTAGTAGTACCACGCTTTACAAATGTGATATTTGACGCATCCTTCAAACCATAAGTAGACATATAATCAATGTCTCCTTTCGTATTTAGTCTTTATTTTTTTCATCAAATTTAATTAGTTTTATTTCTTCATTTAGATCAGGCATTTTCATATCTTTCGTATCGAACTTTTCTGATGTGTAAATCTGATACTGTTTTTCTGACGAATACTTAGCGGTGTAAGCAGATAAAAGATTTGAAAACTGGTAGTAGGTCATACCTTGAATATCAGCAAAGCTAATGTATCCAGGCGCAAATACTTCTAGCTGAAGGATTTGATCTCCTAACTCCGCTCCTTTTCTTTTCATGGCTTGTTGTAATCGCCCTTTGTATGTGTTTTTCCACATTTGAATCTTTCTTGGATTACTTCCCACACCTTTAGGTGCAATCAAGTCCCTATTGGGCTTTGACAAAGTTACTGCTTTGATTAGGTTGGATAGGTCAATGTACGTTTCCCTGTCGATAATCCAATCCAGTTCTTCGCTTACGATCTTTTTATTACTCAGGATTTTGTACTGTTCTTCTTTCGTCTGAGTCCAGTACGAAAGCGCTTTCAAAAATTGTCGTAATAAAGTAGCGCCTTTACCAAACATGGCCTCTCCAACGAGTTCATTCATTTCATCGTCAAAAGCCATATCCCATAGAGATGGGAATTTTTCTTCTATCATGTCAACCTGTTCAGGAACACCGCTAAATTGTTCCCGAACCCCCGTTACAAAAACACGAGTACAATCACTAAAGTCATTGTTTTCTGCTTCTGCCAATTCACCAATTGTGGGAATATGAAAAGTTACCTTATCGTTTATCGGTATATCTTTCCCAAGAATCACATATGAATAGTTAATTCTCATAGCAGACCTTCTCTACTTAAAGTCGTATACTCTCATCATTAGTTGGTAGCCGCCAAACTTATTGTTTTGCTCCCATAATTCAGAAAGTTGACCAATTTTTACAGTCCCGATTCCGTATCTTCTAGAATCGGAGAATAAGTCATAAATTCTAGCGAGTATTTGATCTTGCCTTTGTCCTTCATCGATATCCATAATTTTGTTATCAACAAGGATAAAGAAGTATAAGTACCCCATCACGAAATCACTATCCACGTGATAATGAATTTCTGGAAATGAGAAATTAGAAATCGCCATACCAATAAATGATTGCTGATCCATAACAACACCAGGCTTATATCTTGTTGGATAAATACGACGCTTTTCTTCTCCCTCTGTTACTAGTTCATATTTTTGCTCCTCGGTTAAATTAGGACGGCTTAATGCGTCAGATGAGTCATAGTAAAGTAACTTTGCTAAGTCATCATCCATCGCCATCGTTTCCATCATTTGTTGCTTCCACTCACTAATCTTCATTATTGAAGAAACATGTTTAGGAGTCTCATTAGTAATTTCTATTGCAGGCACTCTCACTCACTCCCTAGAACTTCTTGATAATCTTTATTGCTATATTCTTAATCTTGCCATCAACTTTAGCTGCAATTGTTACAGTCTGTCCCACAAGTTTGAATATATCCTTAACAGTCACTGTAATACTGTGATTGTCTTTTTCTTTTACATAAAATGGAGAGTCTTCAAGAGTCTCAAGAATCCATTCAGAAACATCTGCCTTAGTTCCATCAGAATTCATCGCTGTATAGACATAGGTATGCCCTAGGCGAGCTTTAATTGTTCCTTCGATATTCCCATTCAACCTTTGGCTTTTCGTCCTCAGAATGGCTGCTAGAGCCGTCTGTAGGTATAGTTGGCTTAGATACGTCTTTTATGGACTCATCTTCATCTTTACCTCCAGAATCCCAATAATCCGCTATTTCTAAGTCAGAATTATCGGTTTCCGGATTCTTTGTATCTTCGTCTAATAACCAGTTAACTAACCCAGGTCTTGATACGTAATCAGCGAATTCAATTTTATAGACTTGACCAGCAATCCAAAGTCTTGTCCCAACTTTTACCGCTCTTGTTTCCGGAATATCTTTGATATAGACAGACATCTTTGCATTCGCTAATGCGATATTTTGTCCTGTAAATGACACCCCTAATGTATAAAGCGTCTGGTTCTGTACATAAGCAGGCCAACCTTTCCCAAAGTTGCAAATCAGCTTACTGTTCTTGTTTGTCAACCACTTAAGCCGTCTGTTCGTATGCTTTATCTTCAATTGTTGATGGGTGGGAATGGTCTTATATTCTTCTGTAAAAACCATCCATGTTTCGTCCGCCCATTCAATATATGAGCCCACACCAACTTCAACTGAATTTGGAACAACGACGTACTTGTCGTCAGATAAATCTTTATTGTTGCTTTGTGAATGATCTTGAAAGACTGCCTGCGTTGGAACACCATCAATTACACAATCGTGCCTTGTTAACGTATCCCGATAGAACAAATTAAATTCCTTAAGTTGACGGTTATAGTTTCTTGTAACCCTGTTATCTCCGAGGATTTTTTGTTTTCTGCGATAAGATGTTGAAAAACTACTCATTTCATTTCTCCATAGAGATCTGAGTTTGAATATTCCAAACGATTGATTTGCGTAGTAATTTCACGGCTCAATTGCTTTTCCATGTTCTGCAATCTGTCGATGTACTGATAACCTTGCACTGTTGTGTAATCTCGGTCACCGATTGCTTTTCTCATCAATTCTTCGGAGTTCAAGTGTTCTCTAACCCATTCAAGTTTCATTGCTTGGGCTAAAAGAGTGATCTCAATCCTGGTCATCTTAAAGTTGAAACGCTTATTTTCTGGGTCATCGTCCATGAAATCTTTAGCAATATAAGTACTAAACATCAAACGACCCGCGTCCATATACCCGTAAAGGACATCTGCCAATTCATCATCATCCAATCGTGGAAGATCATATGCATCAACAGTATTTAAGAACGCCTTATAGACTTCTTCGTAATATGTATATTTTGGGTCATTACTCTCATTCTCCATGAAAGATTCCCCTTTCAAATAAGATTTAGCGACCTTCTGCTGCACGAACCGATACATCAATATCGGTCCAGAAGTCTTCACCTCTGGTATTTACAAGGTCTTGTTTATCACGATCAGATAACCGCCGTTGCTTATACATTTCAACAGTCGTCATAATAACTGCATTTCTTAAAGGTGTTTTTAGTGCCTTCTTGAAGTCATCAATTTCAGAGTCGACGCAGAAATCTGCTAACGCATCTGCATATAACGCTTCTACTTCGTCAAACTCGTCTTCTTTAAAACCTTCAACTAGCTCAAGATATGATTTATAGACATCAGTTAATCTCAATCCACGGACTACATCCATAATTGAAATGTCTTCCTCGGAGTTGACGTCAATTATTAATAAAGACATATTTTCAAAGTATTTCTTTAACTTTCTTGCTTCGGCATATGTGATATATTCTTCATCACCGTTTTCTTCCAAAACAAAAGAAAGGGCCCCGTTATTTGATTCATAAGCAAATATTCCATATGTATTATTTGCCACTACTATTTCAGTTGAGGGGTCAATAATTTTGCGCTTCCGGCGCTTTACTTCACGTGACATTCTCAAAACCTCTCTTTGCTATATAAAAATGTAGATCTATAAAAAGAATATTCATATTTTCTTTCTTATTTTATTTACTACCGTCAACACCAGCATTCCCATATCCTACTAAGAGGGTAATGACATCGACCAGCTCTGATAGCTTAAGGACCTAGCCAGCCCCGTTATTTTTATTTATTCCGCTAAGGCTAATAAATTCATTACAGCATTTTCATCTCTGTCCTTAATTGCACCACATTCATAACAAATATATTCATTATGCTTAGTTCTGTGCTTTTTATTTCCATTAAGACAAACTTTTTCTTCCCCAGTTTTAATATATCCACAACTAGAACATCGTTGGGTGCTAGGATAATATTGATCAGCTAAAATAATTTCTTTACCATACCAATCACATTTGTATTTCAATACTTCTCTAAAATAGCCAAACATGGACCGATGCATTCCTTTAGAGGCAACATGTGACATTTGCATCTTTTTTACGTCTAAATCTTCAATTACAATTTTGTCATAATCAGTAACCAATTTAGTCGTAAACTTTTGTACAATGTCATGTTGGATATTTGCCACCTTATCGTAATCACGTTGTAACTTGGCTTTTGTTTTAACGTAGTTATTACTTTGAGTGGCTAACTTCCCATTGACGATACGCTTCTTACTTAAGCACTGTTGATAGTGCTTGATACGACCGTATAATCTTTGTAATTTCTTAGGCAATATATTAATCTTTCCATCAGTATAGTTAATGTGCCCAACATTAAGATCAATTGCTGTACTACTTTTTGTTTTTCTCTTTTGTCTAATAGATTTAACTTCAAATGTAAGACTCGCCCAATATTTATTTCCCTTACGAGTAACAGAAGTTAATTTCAATTTTCCTTCTATCCTCTTAAGTCCCTTTATTCGAATTGGAAACCAATTATCAGCATTTATGCTTCTGGGTTTATCTAAAAACAAAGCTCGTCCTACCAATCTCGCGTTATCGGTTTTAAATCCCTGTTTATTAGACTTTTTATATTTAAATTGTGGCTTACCCCAATCGGGTAATGTTTGATTTAGATAGTTCTTCCAGGCAACTCCTAAATCAAAGATAGCTAATTGCAAACATCGTGATGATAATTGATATTGCCAGTCCTCTTTATTAGCAACTAACTCATCACGTACTTTTCTTGCGTTGGGACGTAATTTCTTATCATTCATAATCACTGATTCATCATACATATCGTTCCACAAAGCAAGTCCTTGATTCCAGCAATATCGTCGGTAGTCGCATAAATCGTCTAGGACTTTTTTCATCGTCAAATTAGGGTAAAGTCGTACCTTTTGTGTACAAATCGCAGTATTATTCATCGTATCAATGCCACCTCCTTTTTAAACATTATCTATCCTGCCGCAAAGAAGGATAAAGTGCAACATCAATACGATTAAACTTTAGAATCAATATAACCGAAATAACTGAACATTCTTTATTAATATGACTACATTTCTCTCTCGTACTTAGTCACTACAACTAAATAGGGAGTCGAACCCCATTCAGCTAAACGATTAGCCTAGGTTAGCCATACCGTATACTTTCATTTGAAGAGCCATAATTCCAATCCGTTCGATCGTCTTAAAGCCCATTTGTAAATCGTTACGTCCTGTGTAATCAGGTTCAATTGTAATAGCATCACCTTCCATGACTACACCAACAATCTTTTCACCTTCTGGAAGAATCAAAAGCTTGTTGTCATCAAGGGCAAAATCATCCTTATTAACATTAAATGCTTGTGGGATTTCATTCAACTTCAAACCACGCACAACACCAAGGTAACCCTTTTGATTTAATTCATCTTTCATTGATCCTGAGTAAAGGTTTACATTAGCCATGTCTGCTAATTTACTTAAAGCAGCCTTAGTGCCGTAAACTTCTACATTGCTGTTAGACTTAACTTGAATTCGTTCTGCTAGCTTAACAATTTGATCAAGAGTTGCTTTACCAGTGATCTTGTCAGTTGCGTCAAGTAATGAGTAACTATCGTTTAACGCTTCTGCAATAGTTGCTTGAATGTGGTTAGTAAATGCTTGCGCAACCCGATCGATTAAGTCACTCCAATCAATTGTTCCAGTCATAAATTGATGAAGTTCTGTATATACAGATGCACCAAAGTCTTCTGTTTCAATTGAGTAATGAGTATCTTTAATAGTTTGCCGACGAATATCTTGATCACCAGCGGCTACACGACCAACTCGAATGGCCTTTGGATCTTTTACTTGGAAGATTGGTTTTTCACCAAGTGCAACTGTACGAACATCGGCAATGTTTGCAAACTGATCAGTTAACAAACGTGGAACAACAGCATCAACTGCTTCTGAAATCAATTCAAAAACATCGTACTTATTCTTACCCCATGAAGTTGGAGTAAATTCACCACCAAGAGCGTCTAAAATAGCGTTACGCATTGCTTCTTGACCTGAAACTTCGCCTTTTGTAAATTCCTTGTGGAAGTAGAGGTCGCGAGCAAATTTCATAAAATCTTTCTTGTCCATTAATTTACCTCGTTTCCTTATTAGCGAATTGCGATTACAAACATGTCGCCGTAAAAGCCTTGATTCTCTTCGCCAATAATTTGAGCGATACCGCGACCTTCTGTCTTCTTGAAGCCTAATCCATTGTCACCAATAGTTAGACTGTCACCCTTGTCAGCTCCAGCAACTAAATCCTTAGTTACAGAGATTACGTCACCAGAAACCATATGGAATCCACGTCCTGTTTGACCTTTCTTAGTTACGTAATCTGCAAAATCTGTGTTAGGATCATACTTTGTAAAACTGGTTACAAGAAGTACATCTGCTTCTTCTTCCTTTGCAGCCTTTGTTGCTAAACGGCGTTCACCGTCTGCATCGAGAAGGCCCAAAGTTAACCATTGACCGTTCTTTAGATCTTCCGTAGCTACAACGCTATCAATGTGCGCAGTAGCACTAATCTTGTCTAAAATAACTTCAGCCATTCTTTAACCTCTTTCTCTCATTTAATTAATATCGTTTACGGAACAGGTCATCTGCCGTCCCATAGCCAAAATCACTCTCTTGCTTAGCATTGAAGTTCGTTGTCCGAACGCCCCCACGCTTGGAGTGTGTAAATTCTTGTTTGTTAGCTGAGTACATTGCATAGGCAATTTCTCGTTCAACGTCTTCTACAGACATTTCTGTAAACTTGCCCCGGATATTCTTCATTTGTTCAGCTGTTAATGAAGCCTTAACCTCGTCCAATGCCTTCTCTTTCTTAGACATTTCAATGTTGTTCTTGTACTCAGTAAGTTCAGCGATCTTAGTTTCTAAATCAGCTAATTTCGCCCGATTGTCCTCAATCTTGTTTTTCTCTTCTTGAGTGACATACATTGAGAAAATCTCTGTTTTATCACCCAATTTGATTGAGTCATCAGCATTAACGCTGTATGTGATGCGGAACAATTGTCTGTTATCGTCAGACCAGTTAACGAATCTGAAAATTCCATAATCTTCAAAAATTTCTACCGGCCAAATATCTTGAACGACTGTTCCGTCTACATACTTTTGGTAAACCGCATCTCCCAAACTATGTTCGCGATCAGAAAGGCTTAATTCGAACTGTGCTTTCTTCTTTTTCTTGCTTGAACCACAGGCGAACTTCTTATCTTCCTTATCGTCTTCCGCATCATCGGAGTCTGGTTCATCGTCCTCTTCGCCTTTTTTGAAAACGCTTTCATTTTTGTTTAAAATATTAGTGTCTTTGTCGTTCTTATCACTAGACATTTGCGCACTCTCATCGTCGACGTCTTCATGTTCCTCAGTTGTCGGTTCAGCACTTGGTTCATTTGTAGAAGCCTTCCCTGATGTAGAGCTGTCTGCTGAAGCAGGACTAGCCTTTATCTTGTCCTCTGATTTTGCAGGTTCTGCGGCTGGTTTAGAAGCGCTACTGGTATTAGCTGATGAGGCTGGCGTAGCTGATTTTGCCGGTTCAGTACTTGCAGAACTTTCTGGTTCTGTAACCGTTGTTGCTACTGCCGGTTCATCATTTTGCTTTTTCTTAGTTGCCAAAGCTTTTTCTCCTTTCTCAGCCGAAAATTCGGCCAACATTTCTTCGAAAGTTGACTTAAAGTCTTGCTTACTAAATACTGTCGATACCGTTGAACCAGTCATTGCAGGCGGAACATCGTCGCCAAGAATACACAATCCAGTAAATACAGCATTGGTAAATACTAATCTTCCGCGATTATCTGTATAGCCTTCAACGTCTCCCACTTCCATTGACTGTCCTTTAGAACCACTCGCATCATTGAATAGTTCTATGGCATCAATAAATCTTGTCCAAAGATAATCATCAGTAACTAGCCATTCTTTACCACCAGTTATCTCAAAATGAGCGTTGTTATCTTCTGGAACAAACCCATACGCATGAGTATTAAACTTAATTTTGAATTTTCCGTCTTCTAACGATATATTCTTCTCATGACCCCTGAAATCTTTATCACCGTTATCTTTTTCACTGATCAATCCTAAAATTGGAATATGTGATAGAGAGGGAATCATATTTTCAAGAACTTCTCGTGAAAAAATTGATTTATTTAAGTTTTCTCCTGTATGAGCGATATAAATTTTCACCTTTTGAAATCTCGAATCATTGCTACTCTCAATTTCTTCAAAGTGAGTCGGTAAATTTACCGTTGTTACATCAATCATTTTTTAACCTCACCTATGCGGCATCACTCAAACGATCAGTATCATCAGTTGGATTATCCGTTTCTGGTCGTCCTACGTTGCCTTTATTTGGATTATTTATATTGCTATTAGGTGATTTGACTACTGTCTTCCCACTACCTGTTGAAGATTCTTTGCTTGATATGGTATTTGACGTTGGCTTAACGACCATAATCGAATCAATATCAAGTGCTTGTTGTTCAAAGGTTAATTGAGAGATTATTTGATCTGGTGTAAATCCAACAGAAGCCAAATAATCAAGCCTTGAACCACCGTAGCTTAGTTGATCTTTATAATTAGCAATATCTTCTTTTAAGGTGAAGTTTGATTCTCTAATGAACTTCAGGTTCCATGGAATCTTACTTTTTGTTTTTACCTGGCTGAGTTCAAAGTTGTAATAAGCTTCCAACATTGGAAATAGATTTGTATAAATCCAATTTGAATCCTTTTTAACAGACTCTTTTACGATGTTAGAACTCGTTGTTTTCCCACCGAATAATGATGAGCTAATACCCAGGTCATAAAATAATTGTTCTAATCCATTGTTTACAGTATCGTAAATTCCTTCATTACCCGATCCTTTTAAGGGAATGTTATCCAGTGAGGAAGGACTAGTAATAGCAACAACACCTTCTGGTAATCTTGACCTCATTTGATCATCAAAATTACGAGCGGTCTTTAAATCTAACGATGGTGTCCCATTACTGTCAGTTGGTATTTTTGAATGAATTAGTCGTACTGTATCGAGCTTATCTTTTATATCGATATTGTCTTTGGCAGCATCTAAAGAAAGGCTGTCTGCCAATACACTTGCGAATGGAGAAACTGCTGTTCCACCATTGTTGATAGCATTATGGTCAAAAGTAAAAGCAACACCGTCGTCTGATACCATGTACCATTTACGGTCATACCAATCTTGGTCATCATCGCTTACACCGCCATCATGATATTTGTCGTAAGCTTGTTGAAGTTCATTAGGTAGTTCATCGTATTGCTCTTGCTTTAATTTAGAAATGTCGATTCTAAATCGATATACCCCATTTTCTAAATTAGAAATACGACACCACTCAGGAGGGAGCTTCATATATGCTATTCCAGTAGAATCTTCAATCTTGATATAAAAGGTAACCCCATCTAGCAAGGTATCCTTAAAGAATTTCGGTGCCCAATAATTTATATTCAATAGATTCAATTGATACGCCACATCAATGTAGGCTTCTTGCATATTGCTATCGATGGCATATTGTTTGTTACCCAAGACAGGGTAAATCGAATAATTATATGTTGGATGTGCAACATAGTAATCTATGACACCGCTTACAATTCCGCTGTTTAAATATGCCTGCCGTAAGGTTGCCGCTATTTGTGCAAAGTTATCAGTAGGTCTCTGTAAGTAGCTTTTTATATTACTTTTTTCGGTTGCCGCACTTGTACTCGGCTTGAACCGACTTTTGGGATCAGCTAAAACAGAAGCATATTCAGCGTTTCTTCTACGGATAGCTGCTATATTTCGCTCATAGGTGCGTCGTTTTCCTCGCATATTTCTGCGTCTATTCGCCAAAAACTCCACCGCCTATTTAGATCATAAAGTAGCTAAAATTGTCAGCTGCTTCTTCTTTTAAATCTTTTTCCAATTCATTTGCGTAGTAATTGCAGTAAGCGATCGAACTATATCTATCTTTCGTTGTAGTTCCGACTTCATAAATCTTGATATATCCAGTTCTAACAGTATATTCAAGATTTACTAGCTCATTGACCAGTGCTGTTGCTTGGACATATGGATATAGAACTCGAATCTGTTCTTCAGCTGGCAACTTCCGATATTCCTTATCTTCCTGTAGTTCTTCACGCTTTTGAATGTCATTCATAGGTAATCTGAGTTTTCCAGATTCAATGACATTCTTTAGGGAAACTGCTATTTCATGGTTAAAAGCCGCATTTGCTTTAACCGTATATACACATTTAATTCCCTTAGTTTTTGTCCTATCGTTTGTTTCATCATCATTGATACAAGCCCAGGCAGGATATTCTACATCGCGTTCCTTATCTGTAAGGACGGTTGTACAAGCATCAAATACTCCTAACCCATTACCATTCGCATCCATAACTACATAATCGGCTTCAAAGTCGTAATATAGTTGTTTCAAGCGAATAGCTAGGTTCTCCGAAGAAATTGACTCTTGAATACTTTCTAAATAAACAACCTGGCGCTTATATTCGTCACCCTCACGAATTAACCTCATCAACGTAAACGCTGATGTATCGTTCTTAACAAGCTTATTTCCACCCATTAAGGCAATATCAAGGGCTACTATTCTAATTTCATTTACTTTATCGACACGTTTAAAATTCGACAGCGTTCTAGGTTTAGATCTATGCTCATTTTCAACGAATTCTTGATTAGTGGGTGGTCTAAACGTCTTTCCTACCGTTCTAATCTTGTTTAATGGATCAAGCTTGAAATAAGCTTTATCATTTTCACCAACGAATATCGTTTCATATTCCATATCAAAACTCGTTTGATCGAACGTATCACTTGTTCTTTCGGCATCAACTGCACTCTGTGAAAGTAATCCACTCTTAACCGATAATTGATATGGGAGAATTGAAACAAAATAACGCTTATCTGAATTGGTCATTTTCTTAAAATAACTCTTGAATTCGTCCCATATCCAATGTGACTTATACCAAGCAGAAGAAATGTAAATCTGTTTGTTTTCTTCTCGCTTTAAGTGACTATATTCTGGTTTCGATAAATATGGTGGCTGACGGTAAACGTTAAGCATTGGCTTTAGAATCTTGTCCAATGTTTCTTTCTTAATCAGACGAAATTCATCACATATTAAGATATTACAACGCAAACCACGAGCACTTTCACCAGAAGTAGCAGCAAAGATTCTTGATCCATTCTTAAACTCAACCTTTGCCTCATTAACCGTCGTTTTAATATGGTCCTTCTTGTAACCTATTTCGTATCGAACTGCCGCTGATTGATCGTAAAAGTCCACTATCTTTTGTGAGATTATATTTGCAGCTTGTGAGCGTGTCCCAGACGCTAGTACTATTTTTGTTCCGGGGTATAAAATACACCGAACAATACAGTACAAAGCGATTAAAAAAGACTTACCCTGTAGTATTGTTACCGTAGATACTTTTTATCATCTACTTCTTATGGTTTCCCATAAGCTCGGCATAACTTTTCATCTACAACTCTACTTGTTTAGATGTCGCGGCCTCGTGGTAGGATTATTTCACCTACTATGCTCTGCGAGTGACTCATATGAGCCTTCCCCTCTGATTACCATATCTTTTGACTTAGGCTTCCAGCTTAGTTCCGCGATTACGACTAATTATTTCTAACTAGCTAGGCCAGTATTACAAACCTCTCGCCGCAATATACATGAAGAAATCAACCTTGTTCATCATGTAAAACAATAATTTCTGATAAGGCTTCAAGTTAACTCCAAGATAATCTTTTACGAATATCTGTGGATTTCTTCGCCAATATCCAACCCATTTCATCAGGTTGCGTTCTCGTTTTTCAAAATAGCTAGACTTTTGTTGTGTCTTCTCAGTCCTCATACAGACTTTCAACCTCCTTTTCAGAGGCGACACCAAAGGTTCTCTTCATAGGAATAACGAACCATTTTTCAATATATTTCTTTAACCCAGCAGCGTCTTCGTATTTATCACTATCTGGAACAGGTTCACTAAGTTCCCATCCTTGAATTCTTTGACCCAACGTCTTTCCGCTGTCGTCATTCCCACTAAGTACAGCGTCAAACCCTAGGTCCTTTGAATCTTCTGAATATGCTTTACGTAAGGCAGTGATTGCCTTAGAGTCTCCATCCATAAACGCCTTATCCAATGCATCCTTCAACTTTACATTGGCAACATATCTCTGAATCTCAAATGCCGTTGTTGCCGGTTTAATTGCAATGAGACCTTGTAGCACATTCTCAAAATAAGCATATTCTTCTTCGTTATAGCCCTTACCCCATCTACTTTCTAATTCGGGGGTAATGCTTACTGTTTCTTCGGCATGATCTGTTGTGAATACAGAATCAGAGAAGGTCTTGAAATTCTTATACGGAGCTATTTTCTTTAAGTATTCTCCGAAATTAGGATTCTTACTTGTCCTCTTTACATCGATGTAAAGGTTCTTGACAAAGGGAACATTTGCGAATTGTGCCATTTCAATAACCGAATCCTCATTACTAAAATCAGCTACCGTATTGGCACAATCACGACAAATAGAAAAACCATTGTCGAATAATAAGTTCTTGTGTCTTAAAAGTTGGTTAGACCTTTTTTCTTTGCCACAGATGACACATATTTTCCCTGCCATTGACTCACCTCTCTACTTCATAATTGCTTCGTGAGTTTGTGCTAGATTTCTTAATATGTGAGCATAGCGGTCAAGGTCTGCCATGTTATGAATTGATAGTTTTTCGCACGCTTCAATTTCGTCCATTTTTCTAAGCACGAACTCAACATGCTTCTTGAGGGCGACATCAATATCTAAATTCATATGATTGTCCCCTTCGTCACATAACTTACGCTCGTGTAGTTTTCACAACAGACAATAATCTCAGTTTCATTTTTTATTTGTTATTAAGGAGGTTTTCACTGGTTATTATCTGCTTTGAAAATCACACGAGCGCTTCCGTGTGACATTATTTAGTTCGGACTGCTTAACCAACCCAACAGCCCATTCGATCGTGGGTTTTTATAGCTCCATGGACTAACGGATGAACTGTTAACTTAATTATTCAGCAATCTTCTTTGATAAAGTTGCCTTGTGTACGTGATGCGCTGGGACTTCAATTAATTCACCAGTTACACCAAATACACGCTTGTAAGCTTCTTTGTACTTACTTTCAAACTTTGCAAAGCCTGTAATATTTACTGACTTGTTGTCCTTCATAATGGACTTGATACCATCAGTAAAGGCGTCCACAATCTTCTTAGCTTCAACCTTTGTAGTTTCTTGTTGCTTTGCAATAATTTCAATTAAATCTTTCTTGTTTAACATGTTTTCTCTCTCGCTCTCTTGTTAAAATGTTTATTTTATACGGTGAGGATATGTCAGAGTCGAACTGACTAATACCCTTAATCCTCATAACTCCGCGGTTCGCAACAACCGCGAAGAAAAATGGTACAAACGCAAGTATTTTACGACTAAGCAGATAATTTATTATCTACTTCCTCACTAAAACCGGTGAACCCTTCCTGTGTGCGCACCTTTTTAAGCGCATTTCTACAGATTCTTGTTAACTTTTTTGAAACATTTTGATGAGCAACACCATAAATATCGGATATTTCATTAATAGATCTCTCTCCATCAAAATAATTTAAAAACGTTTGATCGGTATTCTTTGTACAACCTAGTTGAATAATTTTTTGTAAATCTTGTAAATTCCGTAGTAACTCAAAAGAATAGTCTCCAAAATTCAACTTTTTTAAATCTTTATAGAATCCTAATTTAACAAAATTTCTTAAATCATTAACTTCAAGATTATCTATGTCAAATAGTCGTTTAACGTATTCCTCTTTATTTTCCTGGTTTTTCACTTCATAATTTTTTGACATAATCGGATCTACCCAATCATCAACTTGTGCAGATAATAGTATTGCTTTAGCTATTCCCGTTTTATAGTAATCATGATCACTTGCGTAAAAGGGATATTCTGTTGCTCTTGGATTGTCTATATCGCGACTATGTACCAAATATTGAGCAATTCGGTCGCTAAACCAGCCTGAATAGCTTTCTGCCATTGTTTTACCCTTATCGATGTCATCACGATTAAATTCCTCAAAGAATTTGGGGCTCAATTCTTTATTAATGTTCTCTTTTCTCTCTTCATACGTCATTAATTCAGTATTAAATAGCGTTTTGTTCACCTTGTCTTTGTATCCCTCTCTTTATATCGAATTAATTTATTTAAGTATTTTTGTTGTGATTAATTTTAAAAAAATAAAAACCGTGTTCGCTGGTGTTATTTTACCAAGAATACGGTAGGCAAGTCACAAAATTGCACCTACCGGTAACATTTTTTCGAAAGTCAAGCTGTTTATGCAATTAATTGAATATGTTCCCTTTTGATTTTTGTCTTTATATTATCTCTTAGATTTTCCCAATCAGGAAGATCGGCATAATAATATTTACGAACTGTACCTTTTTCTGAGGCACAAAGAAAATAACAAATTAGTTTATTATCCCTCAGCCATTTAAGATGTCGGTCAACAGTTGTACTAGTTGTATTTAGCATATGGGCAATATATTTTGAATTTTTTTCAACTACAGAGGTGTTTGTGCTTCCCGCATAAACAGTAGATTTCATAGCAGCATACACCCCAATATGTTTTAATAAAGCGTCGCCCTTAGAGATTTTAATAATTGATTCTACCGTTACCGGGGAGAGCCTCCCATAGTTATCTTCGACATCAGGTATAATAATATCTTCTCGGTCTATGTACAACATCGATTTGATAAGTCCAAGACGTTTAAGATGACTTAATGACTTGTGGATTTTACTAATTTTTTCCTGATAACGTCCTGCTAATTTACTAGTTTTATAAATTAGTTTATATAGGCTTACATCATCTGCGCCAATAACTGTTCTCTTGCCATTATATATAGTTGCTCGTGAAGACATATAAGACAGATATATAAATAAGCTAATTTCGTCAAAGGTTAGTTTATCATTAACTTCAAGATCGAAATTGATTTGGAATATGTTCTTGTCAACGATCCCATATATTTCTGTTTTTGGCAATCCTTCTTTGTAACTATCGTATTTCGCGATTAGATTCATCAATATCCTCCTGTGATATATGTTCTGAAAAGCTCCGCCTACGCGCGGGCTTTTATTTCCTTATTACTCATATACCTTTTCTTATTTATATATTTATATATTAATAAGGACCACGCATTGATAAGAAAATCTACACCCTTTCGTGGTCGGGGCGGTAGAAAATCTACACCTTTTCGTGGTCACTTCAACAAAAAAAGATGTAGATTTTCTTACCTTTTTGAGTTTGGCGTCATATCAACATTCTGGAGGTTATCTTACCAAAAATAGCATGAGCAAGTCACAAAATTGCACCTACCGGTAACGTTTTTTTAAAGTTAGCGAGAATTAGTAACCTAGCTTATACATTGGGATTACAGGCTTTCTTTTTGCCTTTTCTGCACTACGACGTTTGATATCCTGTATACGAGCGTAGAGTTCTGGATTGTTTTGACGAATTTCTTCTTCGTCTTTTGCAACCATAGCATTTACTTCTTCTTTGGACATAAAGCGTTTTGCTGGTTTCTTCTTACGGCTAGTAAACGTGTTTTTTACGTTATTGTTGTAAAAATTAATCATATCTTGGGCACACTTGTCCCCTCGTTTAAGAGCATTGGTAATGGCAGCTTTGATATATGCGATAGCATTAGTAACCTTATGACCTTTGCTGCTTGTAATTACGTAGTTAACCATGTCTTCGTTAGATTGACTGATTAGAGAATGTAATTCAATAGCCATAGGCTTTGTAATGAATCCAAATACATCAACAAATGAGCGCTTTATCTTTTCTGGTAAAGAGTGATATGGATTTTTATTTAATTGACTGGGTTGAATTTCATTTTCTTCACGCGCGTGCGCGTTATCATCCAAACCATTATTATTTAAAAATACATGAGATAAACTAGAGTGAGATAAACTAGTATCGTTTTTTGAGGAGCACGTGGATTCAGAAATCCGACTCACGTTAATATCAACGTTTTGAGAAGATAATTTAAGATTTTTGCAGAATTCAATTTTAGATAAAATAGTCCAATCAGAAGTTATTTTTTGAACAGTGATAGTGTGATTTTTCCATGGTAAAAGGAGCTCAACATTGTTTGGTGTTTGTTGAACTGGGTAAACATAGATTTTGTAACCCTTTAAACCTTCACGAACGACCTTGATCAAGTCTAAGTCAGATAATTCTTTTCGAAAATCTGTTATTTTCTGTTTTGATACATGAAGTACTTTGGCAGCTAATTCATTAGTAAAACGAATAAAGACTCCCATGTCATCAACGAATGCTGTGTTCCCTAAACGAGCGTTATTCATAGAAGCAGAATAGCGATCAGCGTAAAGAGCGTACAACATCATTGCACGGGAGTCTAAGTTTTTATATTTTGGATTTTCGAGTAAATCTAGGTTGATACCTAGAAATGCTTTTTGGTTATTCATTGTAATTGGCCTCATTTCATAATAATTTTTGAAATTGAGTACACCAAATAAGCCGAAAAGCCTTGAAATCTTTAGAGTATGAGTTATAATAGATACATAAACATTAAACCGAATACACTATTAATGCCTAAATTTCACTATTAATTTTGGTTTAATTCATAGTCTAAAGGCTTATTTGGAAGAACTAATCAACTGCCTAATTTCGATTAGTTCTTTTTTTTGTACTCTTTATTCAGTTGTAATAGCTATCAAAGGGTGCCTAATCCTTCTCAAACTTGGTTCGCCTAAAATACCACTTATTGTGGTATGTAATATACGATACCATACCCGGATTTAAATAGCAATATCACAATAATATTTAATATATTTTGCGTGGTTCCTACAACAACCACTTTTAAAGAACGCTATCTCGTAGATACATACTTTGATAGTGGTTTATTTTCGGGTAGGTATAAAATTGTTTTGTGTTATAGGGGTTAATCATAATAACTAGATCTTCGGCTAAATATTTAGATTAACTTACGGTTTAAAGATACAACAATGCGTTAAAAATGTAAACGATTATTTTTCTTGTTGTTAACCGTAGATAGATTAATTATTATATTTTGCATTAAATATATAGCAAATAATGCAAAGAATATCAGAACTATAAATAATGCTAATAATGCAGTGGTAGAAATATAAAAAAGCCTTAACAGCAAGCTTTGTTTAGGATATAATATTTGTATACATGTAATGCAAAAAATGCAATTAATACTAATATTACTAAAAATAACAAGGAAATGAGGGAGACGAATGCCTGTTCTAGTTTATGCAAATTTTAAAGGTGGCGTTGGTAAGACAACTAATTCTGTCATGACGGCATATCAATTAGCAAAGAATGGTTACAAAACTTTAGTGTGTGATTTAGATCCACAATCAAATGCCACGCATTTATTAACACGAACATACGCGCGTCAAAATAATCAAAGTGAAAAAGAGTTTGTTAAAGAACTTAATAAGAAATCTAAAGATAAACTTTCAAAGACAGATATAGATAAAAAAGTTAAGGAGGTTTTTAAGAAAAGAGAAAGGAAACAGCTTCGAATAAAAGAAACAATGATGCTGGCTCTTAGCGAAGGAGATATAGAGAACGCTATTGTTAAAGTGATGGATAATTTATATTTGCTTCCTTCTTCTGACGACTTTACAGAATACCCCGATTTTTTAGAAATGACATTTATGCCCAATGAAGAAAACTATAAAGAAAAAAGAATTTCCTACTTTGCAAAACAATTAGATAAAGTCAAAGAAAATTATGATTTTGTTATTGTAGATGTTCCACCGACTCTATCAGTTTTTACTGATTCCGCAGTTTATGCAGCAGATGATATTATTATTGTTTTACAAACACAACAAGATTCCCTAGATGGCGCTGAGGCATTTTTCGTGTACTTACAAAAAATGTTTAATAACTACCCTTCTATTAGTTTTAATATTCTTGGAGTGCTTCCTGTCTTACTTGAAAATAGAGCAGGATTGGATACGCAAATTTTGAAAGACGCGAAAGAGTCATTTGGTAAAGATGGAGTCTTTAAGAACATAATTAAACATATGGAGCGTCTTAAGCGATTTGGTCGTATGGGAATAGCCGATAAAGATGCCGAATATGGAAAGGGAGATTTCCACGATATAAAAGTACACTATGTTTACAATCGACTAACAGATGAAATACTAGAACGGCTAAAGAAATTGGAGGGATAAACTTTGTCTGATCTGTTTACCCAATTTAATAAGGAAAACAAGAATAGAAGAGAACAAAAAACAGCCCCAAGCGTAGAAGAAACAAAACCTTCAACTCCGGAGAAAAGATATGATGCTTCTATTCATCAAAAAAAGACTACCGAAAAGAAACCGGAAGTTAAAAAGAGAGGTAAAGGTAGACCAAGAAAAAATAAGTCTACTAAGATGATTAGGATTAGCGATCAAGCGGTAGATATAATTAATGCTTATAAACAAGTGGCAAATTGTGAATCACAGGATGATGCTATTATTGATATATTTAGAAAATATATAGAGAGTGGCGCAATGAGTGATAGTGATGAAAAAGTATTTAGATTACTTCTCGAACTTAAAAAAGTAGATAGTTTGATATACGATAAAGAAGAATTGAATTAATAAAAAGAACACTTTCGTCATAAAGATGATGGAGAGTGTTCTTTTTATTTGCATTAAATGTCTCACATAGATTATTTGCAATATATGAATTATGAAGACGATAAATAATACTAGCATTATTTATAATGCGAAAAATATTGAAAATGTGAAAAACAATGGTATAATTAGTTTGTATTAAAAGCAATATTAGTATTATTTGCTATACATTTAATGCTAGTTAAATATGAATTACTTGCAATATAAAGAATATTTGCATTAAAAGAGAGTGGGATTAACGAATAGTAAATCTGTTAAGTATCTTAAAGACTAGCTCAAGTTGGTAAATAATATCATAGAAAAACTTAAAATATCATATTTGATTGTTCCTACATAATATAAAGTATGATATAATATGATTATGTTATAAATCGGAGGTAGAAATGATGGTTGAGAAGATTATGAAAGTTGCAAATGATTTGGGATATGGTTCTGTAAAAGCAAATGTTGATGGTGAAAATATTAAGTTCCCATCAGTTATAGCAGCAGAACGCCCACAGGATGTACAATCTCCTATGGAATTCGATTCTAAGCAAGATCAAGATACATATATGAAGAACTTCCTTAATAGTATGGATGTTAGTGTGTCAAGTAATGCAGTAAAAACTTCTGGAAGATTTTTAATTGGTAATGCTGCCATCGACAGTGGTCTATCTATGAGGGCTTTTGATGTTAATGACTTTACTGGCAAATCAGAAACAGATTTAGCAATTATTCTTACTTTAAGCTTGATAGCTGGAAAGAAAGTAAAAGAAGCATATGAAGCTGGACAAGACTTAAAGGAGACTCTAAAGGTAAAAGTTAATATGGCAACTGCGTTACCTATTTCAGAAGGTAAGGTAAATAATGCAAAAGATCGTTACAAAGAACGTTACATGGGTAGTACTCATACAGTAACTTTCCATAATTTCAAGGATCCGATTAATGTAACTATCGAATTTAATAAGGTATATGTTGCATTAGAAGGTGAAACAGCCCAAATGCTTATTTCCTCCGATTATGATGGATTAACAGATAAAATTAAGGAAGACTTTGATAAGAACTATTCAGAAATGAAGGATGAAGTTGAAGCTGACGACCTTATTAATTCACGAAATGTACTTGGTATTGATATCGGAGAAGGGACTACTGATGTAGTAGCAATCATTAACGGTAAAGCTAATCCAGCAGCCTCAGCTTCCTTACCACAAGGCTATGGGAATGTATTACAAGATGCAGTACGTGTCCTTCAAGATCAACAAATGAACTTTGAGGAACGTTCACAATTACAGAGTTTCTTATCTGAAAAGGTCAGTCCATTGCGTCGAGCTCGCCAAGATAAAGTGCGTCAAGTTGTTTACGATCAATTAGAACCATTGGCTGATAAGATTATCGATACAGTTAGTCAAACAATGCGTATCGCTAAGGATACTGAACTTGTTTACGTATATGGTGGTGGTTCCATTCCAATGCTAGATGAGAGTAATCTTCGCGAAGTATTGAATGAAAAACTTAAGAGCTTCAGTGGTGGATATGACGTTCCAGTAATTTGGATTGATAAGGAATATGCACAATATTTAAATGAATTAGGATTACAAGTAATTGTTGAAGCCTTATAGAGAGTGTGATTTTTATGGCGAAAATGATTAGAAAAACTATCCTTATTCCCGAGGATTCAAAAGTTGCAGAATGGGCTAAAAATCAGTCACAATTTTCTCCGGCTGCTATTAGGGCATTAGAAATGGTAGTTAGGAAATATGGAACTGGTGATCTTATCCAAGCTATTTTAGATAGTGCAAGCTTAGATGGACAGTTAGGTACTATTAACTCAGTTTCAAAATTAGAAGAAAAGACGTCGGTAGAAGAGAATGATGATGTCGATGTTGAAGAAAAGCCCAAGCGCAAATTAAGGACAAGAATTGGAAATAAGAAAAACGATAATGACCCTAAAACTGATGACAGTTCTTTGAGTTCTAAATTGAAAAACAGGCCTAATTTAGATATGTTATCGTAATACTTAACCTGATTATATATGATTTAATCGGACTCAAACATATAAAGTAATATAAAATGTTAAAAGCCACAGTAACAGATAAACTAGTTGCTGTGGCTTTTATTTTAAATAAAAAAAGGATACCTTTTCAGGTACCCTCACGTTATACCGGTATGGTTTAAGTAGTCAACTGAAACCGACTAGTACTAGGTATATCTTTCTTATCTTGATATACGTATTATAACACATTTTAAATAAAAAAAGGACGCCTATCAGACGCCCCACGTTAAACCGATTCGTGAGCTAGAAAGCACTCACGAGCACACGGCCTAATAATTATCCTATGTATATTATAACATATTAATTCTATGATACAATTGTTAAGCACATTTGTGCGGGCGTAGAAAACCCGATTAGTGCAGAAAGGAGGTAACTCCTGATGTTGCATTGGTGCCTAGTAATTATCCTTGTGCCTAATAAGCACGTTAAACATTTAATTAAAAAGATTAGTAAGTGGTTACGTAGGTAATCCGTAATTATTTCAGCGGTGGTATTTATTTGCTATCGCTGTTTTTGTTTAAAAGGCTTGTAGAATAGCTATTTCGATAATTTAACTACATAATTGTTGCTCATAAACAATCAAAACGAACAATGAATAATGGGGTTAAGAGCTTATTTTGATAAATTAATGTACTTTTGACTTACGACTCGTTAAGCCTATTCCACGTTGATATTTGGCTGCTTTTGAAGAGAAAAATCAAGAAAAAATAATTACATAAAAATGAAACAGCATTTTTTGATGACTTCACAAGCGGTAATAAAAATAGTAAGGGAGGATAGAAGATTTTTCCCTATTATAATGGGTAAATAGCAGTGAAAGTATGGAAAATTGTTTACGTGAAAATAATGAACCAATACGAAATATATAATTATAGGTTATTAGAGTAAAAATACCCCGCACCCTTTTTTAGTTTGTGAAATTTTCTAAAATTGAATGCTTGAAAATTCCTATATTATCGAAGATGTACTAATAAATGTCTCAAGTGAATAATAATTATAAAAAAGTACTACTAGATCCTATTAAATAGGATTTGGTATTAGTTCATTTTGGGGTAAAAAAATCAGCGATTTGAGTAAAAATATCAAAATGAAAAATAGGGAGTTTCGATAAGGTTAGTTACATGAGTAATAAGGTGCGAAATATTAGAATTAAGGAATTTTAAGTTTTATACAGTAATGTAGAGTGTTTTGTAAATAAGTTAGGTGTGCATAAAACGATGTTTTCATAACAAATTTCGCCCATATGTTAGTCATTTGAAATTGAATTCTTGAATTAGTGAAGAAAAATTCACAAAGTATAATTAAATTCAGTAATGTTGTTTGTGTAGAAGTCGAAAGTTTGTGAATTGAGGAATTCCTCATAGGGAGTTTCGAAGATTTTATTAGGTGTAAAATGGGGTAGTTTTGAGTAATTTTATGAAAATAATTGCTATGAAAGCGAGAGGGTAATTTTCTTTGTTTCAAAAAATGGCTATTTTGGGTGCGTAATATTTTCATAAATTAGAATAATTGGGTATATAGTATAGAGAACATAAATATAAAAATGTACTACAAAGATATATATGTATCCATTTGCTGATAATGCTTGATAAAGAACGTTTGTTTGTGTATTATAACAAGGGAACATATGTTTAATATAAGGATGGGGAAACGACGGTGGAGATTATTAAACTAGATACTATAATTAAGGAACTGTGGGATATATCCAGTTTAGAAAATAGAGATGATAATACTATTTGGACTGCATATTATATGTTTGAGAACAAATATATGAATGATGGTTATGATGAACAGTATTACTATTGGATGAGATTGATGCAGCGATTATTAAAGTGTCCAGATGATCTATATGAAGGATATGTATTATATGTAATTGGTAGTATTGATGAGGGCTATTTGAGTAAATATAGGGAGTATATTGCTAATTTGGATGATGATATCAGGGTTGGTTTGGAAGAATATATTAATAATGAGATGAATTAGAGTCTAGGGTAATTCCTAGGCTCTTTATTTATAGTTGAATGGGAAAAAGGAGAGGGGTGGATAGGGGTATTGTGATGAAAGATTATGAAAGATATTTTCATAGTTTTGAAAAGGGTGAATTTGGTATTAATTTATTGGGATATTTGAGGGGTGATAGGGTGCGAGAAATGGGGTGAATGGAGAAAATTTTGTGGTGTGTGAGTGAAGCAACTAGTCTAAAAAATACCCTAAAAATTAAGGCGTTTTGAGTAAAATAACCCCCGCCTATTTGCAAATTTAAGACACAATAATAGTTGTTATCATGTGTAAACGGTTACAAGAATATTTTAATATAGAAAAAGAAAGCCCCTGTCTTTTGATAAGGGGTAATTTTATTTATAGGGGTTTACAGTTGTAATTTTAAAAAGATAAATATAAAAATGGTTGGGGCTATTATATCCGTTTCACTAACTTAAATATATCGAATTTGGTATATAGTAATCAGCTACTCACACACACCACACAACCATAATAAAAAACTATATATCAACCCTGTACAATACCCTTTAGGGTTGACACTTTAAATAATAAAAGTGCCAATTCTAGGGGGTGTTTTTCGTTTCTAGT